CCGGTATTTAGCCGCCCGCCGGTTATCTACTTCATTAGTATGCATTCCAGAAGTAATAATCGCCTGAGCGCCATGTCTTGTCGGTTATGCCAAGAACATATTTGCAGATTCGTTGAGTTTCGGGGTCCAATGTACCCATCATAGGACAGTTGTAACACCGTTGATAAAATTTGAAGAAAGCACAGAATTCTGCTTCGTACTTTCCACCACATAAGAAAAGACCCACCATCCTGGACATTGATGTCCGGACGTTTTCAACTGGATTCTTAGGATATATCATCGCGTCATACCACTCCGACATCTGTCGGACACGGTGGCCTGCGCTATATGTAAATCCCAAGATCTTAAGCTTGAAAGGATCCTTTGTAATGATGCTCTTATCAGGATGCAACAATACTCCAAACTGCGTTCGCATGAATACTTCAATTCTTTTTAAACTGATATTTTCATAACAAGTAAATGCAGAGTCATCTCCAAGCACCTTCAAATTACGAGGGACGAACTTTAAAAGCTCGCCCAAAGTATGAATGTAGATGTAATTTACAATGCTGTCAATAAGCTGTGTAAACCACGATCCACTAGGTACTCCTTTGGACTTACGCCAGGTTGTTCCATCTGGCATGATGACTGTTGTGTTAATGAAATAATACACGAGGTTATTCCATAATGTTCCCCACCGTCTTTTCTGTGCTGGGGAGCATGGTCGCCCTCCCCAATGGTTCCATTCAACATTCTCTTTGAGTATGTCAAACGCCATCTTAATGAAGAAGGGCTGTATGCTTGTGTCAAACTTCCTGAAATCCAAACCCACGAGGTTTGGCTTGCCAACTACATTCGCGAACCACTCAGTGCACATCTTGTCAGCCGGGTGCCCAATTAACATCGGGCCATCGGTCAACTTCATGTATGCTTTAATAAGCGGAACAGCGTATAATCCTTCAATAGCTAAAAGCTCAGAAGGATAGACCCAGATCATCCGGGTCTTTAGTTCATTGACATCTTCAGAAAGTGATCCTTTCTTCGACACCATACAAAACGGCATTTTAATACTGCGCGGATCGTAAGATTTACCACCTTGTTTCATCTTATGGCTCAACCAGCGAGCAGCGTCATAGATTTCTCCAGACACGGCTCCCTTTTTGAAACCACGAAACGAATTTCCAGCGGAAGTGTCGTGCTTCATCTCTTTTGCTACATTTAGCCAACCACATGGTTCAACACGATACGGTAATTTGAAGGCTTTGCGAGCGGCGCGAAAGCCAATAATCACCGCTTGTTTTGTACGAGCGGGTAGATTGCGAAATTCAATGTTCGGAGTGCCGTACGCCTCAAGACTTGTGTACAAATCTGAGACCTTACTGCGCTTCGTCTTACCTTTGGTAGATTCATAGATATCGCGGTTGTATAGTTTGAGAGACTTAGCAACGAAGGGATCAACACCCAGACCACTGTCATAGACTGAGTAGCCTGGGTACTTTGCGATACACCGAAGTGTATCAGTAGGTTTGATAATAGTTTTGAGCGTAGACAAAATTGTCATGCCGAGAACTAGACGAAAGAGGTTAACTT